ATGAAATTACCAAAACCTAGACAGCGTGGCAGCAGTTGGTCAATCTCAATCATGCTGAATGGCAAGCGTGAATATTGCACGCGCGATACCGAGCAGGAGTGCTTGCATTGGGCAATGGCTAGATTGATTGAAGCCAACTCCACGCCAAAAGAAGAAATTGAAGCGCAGCGTAAAACTGTGACCACGTTTCACGATCTATTCAATCTTTACTACAAAGCACACGGCAAAGACTCTAAATCTAAAAAATATATTCGTGAGCAGCTAGATTCATTTGAGAAGCGATTTGGCTTACTTGGTCGCAAAGACATTACGCAGATCACGCCTCAGGACTTAACGCACTGGCGCAACAAAAGACAATCCGAAGTATCGGACGGCACAGTATTAAAAGAAATATCTCTCTATAGTTCCGTGTTCACTTTCGCACAAAAGGAATTGTTTATTTTAGACAGTAATCCATTTTTCAGTCTTAAAAAACCACGTAAGCCAAAACCTAGAAACAGACGTATTTTGCAGTCTGAAATAGATAAAATTCTTGTTGAATTAAAATATGAAGTTGGTAATGTTCCGCGCACCAGTAGCCAATACGTTGCATGGGCGTTTTTATTTGCAATTGAAACAGCTATGCGTCGTGGCGAGATATTGTCAATTCGCAGGGCAAATATATTTAAAGACCATATTCACTTGGCTGATACGAAAAATGGTGAAGAAAGGGATGTGCCGCTGACTAAGAAAGCTAGAGAGTTAATGTCGCTGATTCAGCATAATGATGACCGATTAATTCCGCTTTCTGAAAATGCATTTAGATTGCAATTTGAGCGAGCAAAGGCAAGGGCAGGTATTGAGGAAGTCAGATTTCACGACACACGCCATGAAGCGATTACTCGCTTTGTGAATGACCAGAAATTGCCAGTTGAGGTTTTAGCTAAAGTTACTGGCCATAAAACAATTAAAGTTTTGGTGAACACTTACTATAATCCCGACGTCAAGGATATATTGAAAATGCTAGATAGCTAGGCGTTAATTTTTACGCCTAGCTCCACCAGTGGATTTTTTAGCTTTAGGATTTAGGATTTTGTCTGCAATCGCTGCATTGTATAAGCATTTTGTGCTAAATCCTTGATTGTATCCTGCCAGTTTACGTCTAACAGTCTGTGCGCTGATGTTGTATTTAGCTGCAAGTTGTTCAGAACTCAGTAGCACCGTGTCAAGCAACTTCATTTCTTTGACAACGCCACCAAAGACATTTTCACCAACCAAAACCTGTGGCGGCTTATCTGCTTCAATTGTGATTTGAAATGTTTTCATTTCCCACCTCTTACTGCTTCACATCATAATTAGCGTCAATACCAATCTGAGCAGCCAAACAATCGGCTTCATGTTTATAAAACTCAGCCATTAAAGCGTGAGTGTTTAATAAGATTGTTTTAACTCCATTTAGCTGCAATGCTTCACTACGATCTATAGCAAGGTCAGCATCGGTATAGAAGCGAACATCCTTAAACTCATAATGCTCATTAGATAGAATCACATGCGTCTCACTATCTGCTTCCGACAACTCAATCAGTGCGTATGGTTTTTGGTTTTTAAAGGTCATTGGCTTGCTCCTGTGCTTTTAAATCAACTAAACCGACACCTCGATCTGCTAATTGAAAATCAACAGTGTATTCAACAAGCGAATCAATATAAGGTGCATGCCAAATTTCAAACCAGTCACAACCACCTTTGTATTCTTTTGCTTCTTCTAGCGTCGCACACCAAAAAAAGTTTTTATGTTTCGTGCCATAGCCTGCTTGATACCAGAACTTCATACAGTTACCTGGTTGACTGCGTAAGTCGCGGATGTAATAACCACCTTGACGTTGTGCCACTTTCGGCACCGCTTGGGCTTTGGCTGCTTGCTCAATAGCATTTGCAAAATCATAAACATAAGAATTTAAATCCATGTTGCCGCTTGCTTGCTCTTTCAATTTAAAACCGTTTGCCAGAGCTAATTCTTTAACTTTCTGAATATCCATCACGCATTCGCCCCAGTTAGTTTTTCGATTTTTTCAGCAAGAAGGTTTGCATCGACAACAATGTAATCCTCATGATCATGTCTTGCTTTAAATGACCATACCGCCACCCATGATTGCAATTCATTACCAACGCTTGTTATCTCCATAACCGCTTGGGCTTTGGCTTGAGCCAGAGCTTCACCCTGATTTAAAATCATCTCATCAAGGGTATTTATTCGAACTTCCATGCGAGCTATGGCTGCTTGCCATGCAGTGAAATGAGACTCCTTGAGCTGAAACACAAGTACATTTTTATGTGCATAATCATAAATATACTTAGCGTTGGAAATATCTATATTTGGGTTCTCAAGCAAATATTGCTCGTAGTGCCACTCATCAAACGCTTGACGCTGTTCTTTCGTATCTTGAATATCCATCACGCCACCTCAACTCGGTCTTTTGTTAAATTCGTCGAAAGCCGACATAAATTTATCAACAGTAAAATTAATGCTTTTCTTTGCTCCCTCAGGTTCAAATTGATTTGCATACGAAGCGAGACCAAGCCAAAGAATAGAAAAAGCAAACAGCCTTGCTGAATCAGTATCTTGAGATTTCATTTCATCAAGCATTGGCGCAATTAATTGCTTAAATACTTGTTCGCCTAACTGATCGGCTGTACCTTCAAAATTTGTTAAATCTATTTTTTTCATCACGCCACCTTCAAACTTTCTAAAAACTCTTTTCCACCGTTTAGATACTGCTTTAAGAAAAGCACGTATTTTTGCTTCATCGGCTTGTTCATTCGACCTAAATAGTCCATTTCTAAGCGTTGCTTTGCATTGAAATACTGGACTGATATTTGTGTACGCTTACCTTTGAATCCACCTTTAATCAGCCAATTTTCAAAGCACATGAGAATGTTTTTACTCACCACGTCACACCCACCATGACTGCCAATAAGGTTAAAAACATTAATCCAAGTTTGAGTTCGATCATGCTGCCACCTTACGCGTTACCCTGAGTGCCAATCAAAGATTTCTTGCGACTACCGCAAGCACTAACGATTTCAGCTTCGCAATCAGTATCTTTGAACTGAGAGTAAATAATCCCAAGTTCTGCAATATCTGTAGTCGAATTGATTCGTTTAATTGCTTCATCAAATGCAGCTTGTAGTGCTTCTTCCTGACTGCGACCATCGTTAAGCCAAGCAATTAGTTTTTCACCAGTTTCTTTAGTGATTACTTCACCAGCTGGATTAAATAGCTTGGTGCGGTCTTTGGTTGGCAGTACAACATGGCTTTCGTGTACTACATCAAGAGCTACTGTTAGCTCATATTCATAACCATCGCGCTGCTCAGCTTTCATGCCAAGCTTCATGATCTTCTTGTTTTCACCCTGTACGGTTTCAGTTTTGGCGCGAGTTGTAGAAATGATATGCATATCGGTTTGAAGGATTGCATCAATAAATTTACGATGTCGTGGAGTGGTTTCAGACCATGCTGACCAAGTGTTACCACGGAACTTATTAGCAGCAGTTTGGTCATTAATCTCTAAACATCCACCAGTGCCGATCCACTCATGACTCGCACTATCAATTACAAGCACTTCATAGCCCATGTTGTATGCAGCATGAATTGCACCTGCAAACCGTTCAGGACTATATGGTGGTTTTAAAGGCAATGTGTCAAAGGTAAACTCATTTGCATATAGAGAAGCTGATTCGTTTTCAGTGTCAATAACAGCAATCTTTTTGCCAAGACTTGAAGCCAATACAAGGGCAGAGTAGGTTTTACCTGAACCACTTGCACCATTAAGATTTAGTTTAAGCTTTGCTTTTTTACGTTCTGCTTTAGTAAAAGAGAACTGTTCTTTAGTTTGTGCATTCATCTTCTATTCTCCGAGCAAATATCTGCACAATTTCCTTACTTTTTGGATAAATTGCGCAGATTTGTTCTCATTAGGCTGCTAAAACTTTTAAAAGCTGTTCTGTTTTTTGTGCTTCAATCGCATTCACTTTTTCCATCCAGTAGCGATATTCTTCACGATTGATTTGGTCGAATTGGTATGCGTACTCAACCGCACCCTCCAAAAGATCAGGGTGTTTGATTGAGATATGGATAAAGTAGTCTTTAGAAGTCATCCCTTAATCCCTCCACGCAAAGCTGCAACAACTTGCTTGATTTCTTCTTCTGTGCGCCACTTTCCAATACTGCTATTTATTCCAGTACCTTCCTGCGTATCGCTATATCCTGATGACACGTAGTCCGCAATAAACCAATATTTTTCACCAACTTTCGGATCAAAAGGCGCAGGAATCTCTAGCTCAATTTTTACGGTGCGGGGTTTGATGCGGAATTGAAACTGACCCACACCACCACCTACAAAATAGTAAGGCTGAATACTGTATATATCTTTTGTCCATTCATTCTTGCCAGTAATAGTGCATTGCACTTCTTTCCCATCTGCTAGCGCACGTAACGCATCAGCCCCACTAATCAAGCCTTGTTCATTTTTTCTTTGAGCAACAAGGTCTCGAAGCTGATGGAGGGTGAGTTCTTTGTCTGCATCCTCACCCCAGCCCATCGCTAATCGCATTTCATCTGCGTAAGCTGTAATAAATTTAAATCCGTCAATTGGGTTATATGCCGCTCCACATCCATACCACTCATAACCCAATTGAAAAAACAACTTCTGAGCTTCTCTACTTTCTGCTTCGTTGTTCACTTTGATTTTGTAGTTTTCCATCCCTTAATCCCCCTTGTATCGGCTATTTGAATAGATCGGAGAATCAACCACTCGATCAACATAAGTAGGTTTTTGAACAACTGGCTTAGTCATCAAATGCTCAGGTTTAGGAGGGTAGTCGTGAGGAATGCTAAATTCAGATATTGTTTGCAAATTTGCTTTAATCCCTGCCAACTCTAATCTTTTTGCAAGATTGCTTCTGAAAGTATCTAAATTCATTCCGCACCCCCAACACGAGCTTTCATTTCAATGACTTCGCCTTTTTCAAGCTGTTTTAAAAGTGCTTCGGTTTCGATTTGCTGTCTGTTTTGTTCCCAGAAGTAGGAATGCGCTGCTAAGCAGATTGCTGTAAGAATTACAGCTGAGACCAGTACCAAACAGATCGCTTGAAAGCACACCACTTTGAATGATGTATAGCGCTTGTTGTTTTGACGCTTGATAGATTCAGCGATGAACTCACGTTCCGCTAAAATCCCAACAGATTTGACCAAATTGGTTTTTGTGTTCATACTTCATTTACTCACTGAGTAAGCCCTGCATCTGCCAAGATTGTTCAGGGCTTTTTGTTGTCTTGGTGAGATTATTAAACCAAAGGTATAAAATTAAATCAAGTAAAATTTAAACCATAGGTGAAAATAATTTATACCTAGGTTTAATGTTTTCTGATAGACAAAAGAAAACCCACACTAGGTGGGTTGGTAATTAGATTGTAAGGTTTATTTTTTCTTATCTAATTTTTTCATTTGACGATTTGCTCCTTTAAGACGCTTTTTTACATCTGAAACATCATCTTCAATCGCTAAGTCTTCAGGCAGAACACCACTATTTTTATACATCATAGTTCTAACCTCACTTCCAACTTGATGTGCTGTATTCATAGCGGCTTGAATACCATGACTAGTAGACGATCTTAAACGTTCTGTTGTTTGAGTAACTCTAAATAAATTACCAGCAAGTTCAGTCAAACCCATAAAATCATAAGCAGTTGCGTTTGGATCAATATTTTTATACCTCCTCAATTGTTCAAGAGACATATCATACATCCCTCTAAATCCAGCATCTTGAAATAGACCGTATTGATGGCTTTGCACACCACTAGCTTTAGCTGTGCCGCTTAAAATCTTGTTAGCGGCTGTAAGGTCCTTTCTTGCCTCTAGTCGAGCAATATCATTATTCCCGATCTGCGAATCAATTAATTGAGCAGCAATAGCTGAAAGAACAACCTTGGCATGTTGAACTTCAGGCTTCTTGTCATCAGCTTGCATAGTTATTAGGAAGCAAGCAAAACGGCTTAATCTGTAGGTTTTGAAAGGTCGACCTGATGCATCAGTTATATTTTCAGGTATGAAACACTCATCCGAGTCAACACCAAGACTTGAACAAGACGCCATTGCTTTGCTAATTACACTTTTAAATGTTAGCCAGTTCTCATAACCCAATTTAACCATGAATTCATGAGCGAACCAGTACCGTATACCATTTTGATATGAGTCTTTTTCAAAGTCATCAATGTTAATCGGATTCATAAAATTTCCCTTAATTAGCCCTTTTATTTTTGCATAAAAAGAGCATTTTTCCCATAAAAAATACTATCAAAAATATTTATATTTAACTATCCAGCACGCCAAAATTGACGCCCCATTACTTTAAAGTTCAAACCGTTTTGTTCTGTAACTTCACGATCACGATATTTGGGATTTAGGCTATGTAAAATCAGCTTTCCACCTTCTTCCTTGAATATCTGCTTAATCATGCCTTCACCTTCAAAGTACACAGCATAGATTTCACCATCAATGATTTCGGTTTGAGATATGTCAATCCCAACAAGATCTTGGTCATGAATAAAATCAGACATACTATCGCCCTTAGCTTTGATAATTCTCATGCATTTTGGGTCAACATGCTTTCTTTGAAAAAAAGAAGGTGGGAAGGGAAACTTTCCATTAATAACATCAAAATGAAACTCGATTGATTCACCAGCGCCACAAGAAAAATTAGCTTCCACCACGTCAATCCAAATAAATCCGTTTTCAGTTTCGTAATCAACAACAGTAGGCTCATGAATATCATCTACATCAAAAGAAGAATCGTCTTTCTTTGTTAAGCCATGCTTATCCATGAACTGCTGCATGTTGAAGTTAGTTAAATTCTCACTTTTCTTGCCATTTAAAAGCCATCCAGCATCAACTTCCAGCAATTCAGCCAACTTATCTAGAGTCTCTTTGCTAATTTGTCCCTTTTTCCATTTAGAGGGAGCTTGAGGCGACAAACCTATCATTGTGGCAGCTTTTGCCCAAGATAATTTCTTAGCGTTCAGAGATTCTTGAATGCGCTCAACCATTGTGCTCATAACTGTCATCACTTGAAACCTTTGGTTAAATTTTCGTATAAAAAGAATAAAAATGAAAGCAACCATAGGTTGAAATAAATTTTAACTCATGGTTTAATAAAAATATCGAAGTGGTATAAATAAGGTTTAAATATGAATCCTATTCAACTAGCTATTGATGCTGTTGGTGGGCGAACCTCAGCAGCAGCATTGCTCGGGATTTCCTATGTAGCTGTGCGGAAAATGGCAGAGAAAGGTGTTTTACCAAGAACTGACTACACAGGCGAAACGAATTACGCACAGATTTTTGCAGAGCATAGCAATGGAAAATTAACCAAAGAGTGGTTGCTTGATAAAGCGAATCCAAAACATTTAGCAGCTTAAGGACAAATGTATGAGTCTCGAAAAAAAATCTACGCATGTGCGTTTGTCTCCTGAAAACCATGAGCGAGCAAAAGTTCTCGCTGAAATCAAAGGTAAAGACCTTGCTCAATACCTTGCATATTTACTTGAGAAGGAAATAGCAGGTGAGTGGCATGTACTTAATTTACAAGCAAAATCATTTGAGCGCTTGGGATTAGGAGCTTTGATGCGGGATCTCTCTACAGAAGTAATTTTCGGTGAGGGATTGGAAGGGATTAACGGGAATCAAGGGCAATAAAAAACCGCTTTCCTGCTGTAACAGGTTTAGCGGTCGCGTTCAATTGGAGATAAATCTTATGAACTATCAAATATTAGCAGACATTGAACTAAATCGAAAGATTAGTTTGTTTCAAAAAGCGGTTGAGGCTTATGCGCTTAATCGGACACTCGAAAATTCCCAAGCAGTAGCAAAAGCTAAAGCTGACTTGGCTTGTTTTGTGTGGGGTGGCTGATGAACATAGGCATTGATTTTGAAAAACTAACAGAAAAGGCAGTCATTGTGACCGAACAGTACTCCAGAACGCCTAATTTCGTCATTGATGATATGTATATGGCGCAGCTTAACGATAAGGCGTTCAAGTGCTACATGTTCATTTTGCGTCAAACTGTGGGCTTTAATCGCAGCAAAACATCGATTGCTACAGACACCTTCAAAAAGTATTGCGGCATCAAGCGAGATGAAACCGTTTATGCTCGTATTCGCGAACTTGAACAGCTGAAATTGATCTCTGTTACTCGTACAACTGGCACAACAAATCAGATCACTATTCTTCCAAACCCATCCCAAACAACCGTAGTACTAACAAACGATACCAGTACGGTTGAACCGCATGGGGGTAGTACGGTTGAACCGCATGGGGGTAGTACGGTTGAACCATACCCTATAAAAGAAAATATTAAAGAAAATATTAAAGAGAGCGCAAACGAAAAAAATTCACCAGATGAAATTCTGAATATCTGGACACCAGATTTACATTCTTTGAATTCTTGGTTACAGCGTTCTGGATTACCAAAAATCACTCAAGACCAAGCTGAAGAAATTTTGCTTGAAATTAATCCTCACTACGAAAGCAAAATTCACACTGGTGCAGTAACCACCACTCAGATGTATTCAAATTTTGTGAAGTGGATTAAGCGTGATTTCAAACTTACTGAAAAACTCATGCAGCAAGCAGAGCAAAACAGCGCTCAAACAATCAATCCTCAAAACTATCAAGCTGACATGGGGGATTGGTAATGAGTCATATCCACAATATCCCGATGGAACAAGCTGTTCTTACAGCATTGATGACAGTTGAAAACTCGTTTGATGTGGTGAGCAATGATCTTGATGTGGATTGCTTCTTTCCTGAAAGACATAAGCAAATCTTCACAGCAATTGCAGAACTGGCGAACGATAACAAACCTTATGACTTCGTAATGGTTGAGCAGCAACTCAAACAGAAAAACGTAATTCATTTGATGGGTGGCTCTGAATACCTGCTGCAAATGAGTAGTGAAGCGCCTTCGAGTTTCTACAACCTTGAGTCATACACTGCTGAACTAAACAAATTCAAAGCTCATCGTGAAGTTGAGAAAATGGGTGAGAGTATTACTCAAATTTCTCAAGACTTAACCATTCCAGACATTCACATTGCAGCCGAAGCGATTCTTGATGGAAAGAAAACTGGAATTGATGCAGAGAAATCTAGCTTTACTTTTGAGGAAGCAATCAAGCGTTCTGTAGATCGATTGATTCAAAAAGCAGAAGCTAAAGCGAATAAGCAATACACGGGCGTTAAATTTAATCTAACCCATCTGGATAACTTGGTTGGACTAATTCAGAAAGGTCATTTTTGTGTGATTGGTGGTAGACCAGGTTCAGGTAAATCAACACTGGCTCAAATGGTCGCTATTCAAACCGCTGTCCAGTTTCGTGAAGCTGTTTTGGTTGTATCAGCTGAAATGGATGTTGAGACGTTTACTAACCGTTGTGTGTCAGCATTAACACATATTCCTTATGACAATATTCACAATGCTGAATTGTATGACGGCATGTTGGGACAGTTTGCAGAAGCTCAAAGCCGATTCAATAAATTACCAATTCACATCGAAGATAAGCAAAAACCAACGATTGCGGAAATCCACTCATACGCTCGTAAAGCGAAGCGCAAATACAAGCAGCTTGGTTGCATCATCATTGATTACTTGCAGCTTGTACGAGATCCAAGCAAGAAGGATCGCTATCAAGAAGTCAGCTCAATCAGCCGTGATTTAAAAGCACTAGCGAAAGAGTTCAATTGCCCAGTGATTGCATTGGCTCAGTTAAACCGTGAATCAGAGAAAGGTAAGCGCCCTAAAGCTTCTGATCTCAAGGAATCAGGTCAGATTGAACAAGATGCAGATCAAATCATTTTAGCTCATCCAATTCTTAACTCAGAAGATGAGTTACCTAGTGGCATTACAGAAATCATCGTTGCTAAAAATCGACACGGGAAACGAGGCGTTGTTCGAGTTATGGATCGTTTAGATATTTGTCGCTTTGTGGGTATTAGTGAAGAAGTGGGAGGTGCAGCGTGAATACAAGGTTGAAAATTATTGAGAGCAACATTGCGCTGCTTAAAGCCGCAGCCACTCGCTCAAGCCGCATCTCTACGCAAGATTGTGCAGACATTATAGGTTTGCACAAGAGATCAGCACAGCGTTATCTGGCTGACCTTGAGCGATTAGGCTACTTGGTGGGCGATGGATGTAGTCCGCTTGGCTATAGAGCAACTGATAAGACAAAACAACTATTTGGCGTGAAAGGAGAAAGCAAATGACTCCAACACTTACACAAGTTCGTACAGCTTTGCAGAATCTAGCAGCGAAGAAAGGTCGTCCTGATTATGAGCTTTGCTTAGCGAAGCAAGTGAAATTTGCTTTAGAGAATGGTTTGGAGCATCACTTAATCGCTGAATTGCCTTTTTTTGAGATCAAGAAGCCAGAAGTAAAGGAAGAGCCGTTAAGGGATGTTGTTCCAAGAAGCTACCCAACGGAGGCTCAGTCATTGGAAATAGTGACTTGGCTTAAGAACTTTCAGGGGCGTTATGTTGATTTAGCAAAGATAGCTGGTTGCCAAAAGGGCAGCATTCATCACATCAAAGCAGGTCGAACTAACTGCACACTTGAGATGTATAAGAAGCTGACAAAAGCACGAAAAAAATTAGAGGGAGTTGGGGCATGAGTATTAATAAGACTTTAGAGCAACGTGGCGAGCGCTACGGCAAGTTTAAAGATGTGGCTGCTACAACCTACGCACTTCAAGAAATTCTTCGTGATGCAAAGAATCATGAGCATATGACAGATGACCAAGTTATCGCCCTGGACATGATCTGCAACAAGATGGCTCGTATTGTAAATGGCGACCCTAACTACATAGACAACTGGCACGACATTGCAGGCTATGCAACGTTGGTAGAGCAAGAGTTGAGTGTTACTGGGTGTGACAAGGAGCAAGGGTGATGAAGAAAGGAACTAAGTTTGTTTTTAGAAATGGCGACTCTGTTTGGCATAAGAAAGTTCTAAGTGCTAATGCGGTAAGTAATGACAAAACTAAAGTAAGAACATATAGACAAATTGATGGTCGAGTTTGGATACCTACCGAGTTGCTGAGACCTGCAAATAAGAATGAAATCACAGCAGGGTGGCGTGAAGGCTCAAAGGAATACGATCAGTATTGGTATGGGCAAAGTGAAGAAGAAGCAATTAAAGAACACAACGTTTGGAAATCTGAGCTAATCGAGGGTGGTGCAATGTTTGTTGGTGATAACTCGAAGATAGTTCAGATGGTTAAGGATTTTGATGTTGAGGAGCAAAGCCAATGAATGCGATCCAATTCATAAAAGAGAATGGTGTTGAAAAGGCGAGGGAGGTTGTTGAGGGTGCGCCTGATGGTGCTACTCACTTGTCTAATGATGCTTGTCATTATGTTAATGCAGACTTTAAGCCATTGCCTGCTCATATTAAAGAACAGTTGCCTAAATTGATTGTTATTGAACACCTCAAGCGCCTTGTTGAGAGCATTAGGCTTGTTAATAAATTGGGTGGAATCGCAATAGCAAAAGAAAAGCTGGCATACGGAAACAGTATATCAGCTATGCGACTTTCATACGAAACAACGATAACCAATAGAGATGGCACAAAACAAAATGTCATCACTGGCGTGTATTTAGAAGATTTAGAACAAGCCATCGCAGACTACGAATCCATTTATGGAGGTGAGCATGTTTAAGGTTGGGGATAAGGTTGTTTATCGTAAACAGTGCAGCATCATTTGGGATGATGTTTATACCGTTGATGCTGTGCTAGCCAATGGTGATGTAATTGAGCGTGATGGTCAAACACCAAAAGAATGGTTGAGTCACGCCACACCGCAAGAAATCGCAGTAGGTCATCGTATTGATTTAAAACCATCGAATTCGATGGAATTAGAAACCCTACGAGACTGTGACACATCCACAAATTGCAAGAAGTTTGATGAGAGGGTGAAGTGATGACCACATTCAAAGAGGCTCAAAACCAAGCAAAACAGATTAAGAATGCTAAGCGTGGAGGATATACACCAACAATTGCAAAGGATGTGAATAAGCATCTCAAACAGAAGTTGGTCAAAGTAGAAAAGCACTTAGATGAAATCTTTGATCAAAAATGGGAAGAATGGAAAAAGACAGCGGATATGCACTCACAAGGTTTTGCTGATGGTATTGAATACGCTCAACAACAATTACGGGAGCTTCTTAAATAATGCGTAGAGCAGCAAAGATCGATGCGAATCAAACTGAGATCGTAAAGGCACTACGTAAGTTTGGGGCAAGCGTTCAGTCGCTTGCTTCAACTGGGAAAGGTTGCCCTGATCTGCTGGTCGGTTTTCGTGGAGTGAATTGGTTGTTAGAAGTTAAAGATGGTCAGAAAGTGAAGTCAGCAAGAAAGCTCACAGATGATCAAGTGGTTTGGCATGAATCATGGCGAGGTCAAGTGCATGTCATAGAGAACATTGATCAAGCAATAAATTTGATTAGTAAAAATTAAGGTGACGGTATGAATGCAGTAGTAAACACAAAAGTTATGGATTGGTCTAAATACAGCTTGGATGAGTGGCTTAGTCAATATGGCGCATTTATATCAATCAATCGTATGCGTGGTGGGAATGAACCTGATGATCTTGGTATCAATCAAATCTATTGGCTTGTACAGCAGAATGCTACAAAGCCAGCACGCAACAATAAGACAATCATTCTTAAGATGACTGATTTCGAGTATGAGCAAGTACAACGATTGCTACGACAAATTCGTAGCTCAATTTCTATCTGTCAATCTGCAAAAGTAGCGATTGAGCTATATATTCAAAAGCAAGTGCGAGGTTTAACACTGGATCAAATGGATAGCGAATTTAAACTTAGCAGAAGCTCGATTAATAACATGATTACAGCAGGGCGTTGGTATTTAGCAGGACATGACAAAAGACTTGTCATTTAAATGAGGAACACGTATATTGTGATATAGTGGACGAAGTTATAGTAATTCACTAAGTATTTAAAAGCTCATCGAAAGGTGGGCTTTTTTTGTTGTCTATAGAAAAATAAAGGGTCGCTATGGACGAAGAAGAACTCAAAAAAATTGAAGAAGATTGTCAGCGGTTTAGAAACACGGTTAGTACAGTGTTGTATTTAGCGCCGATGTTCTTTATGGCGTATGTGGTTTGGTGTAATTGGTGACTCTATGAAAGATTACGAGACGCAAAAACTGATTTATCAGTACGTTAAAGAGATGGAAAAGTATCAAAATCTATCGCGCTCAATGATGACAATGGATGAAATGATTATGGTTGATAACAAGATCATTCAATTCAAAGAACGAATCAAAAACCTAAGATCTGTTTCTCATGCGTGATGCAAAGCGGCTAGCAGCGATTAGAAAGCTGCCTTGTGTGGTATGCGGTAGATCACCAGTGGATGCCGCCCATAGCAATCAATCAGCACATAACAAAGGGTTAGGTATTAAGGCAAGTGATGAGTTCACAATCCCCTTGTGCAGACAGCATCATATTGAATACGACCAATTTCAAAAGATGAATAGATCAGAATCGGTTGAATGGTTCGACAAGATGCTAGAAAAGACTGAAAGGATGTTGAATTTAGATAACAATGAAGAGGTTTTCTAATGAATCAGAATAATGGTGGCGCTTTGAATAACCAACTACCTAGTTGAGGTGAATATATGTTTGGAATGTTAGAGAGTTTGACTAAAGCGGCAGTATCTGTGGCTGTTGCACCTGTGACTGCTGTAGTTGATGCAGTGATGATTCCAGTCGATGCAAGTGAAGATGGTGAAGTTTTTCAAAGAACTAAATCAACCCTTAACAAAGCAGCAGAAAACTTTAACGATGCTGTGAAACCAGAGAGCAAAAAATAATTATGCCACCCTCGGGTGGTTTTTTATTATGAGGTGAGCATGAAAACAGCAGTGTTCACAATCAAAGATCACTCTGACATTGGCAAAACGATTAACTATCTGCATAACAACTACACTCAAGCTAATTTTGAGAATAAGCCGCTTGTTGTTCGCATAGATCAGAAAGAAGAAACACTTTCACATGCACAGCGGCGATTGTATTGGCTTTGGATGACTGAGTACGGCAAACAGCGCGGACTAGATAAAGAGGAAGCATCTGCATTCTTTAAATACAAGTACCTTTCGATTATTTATAACCGTGACAATGTTGGCGAGTATCCCGAAACATTTAGAGTTATGCGAGAACTTAAAGAGTCGGGCAGTTCAGGTTATGAGCCACTCAGACAGTTTGTATCAAATCGAATGAGCATCACGGAGGCCACAACAAAGCAGATGGCTGAATACTTAAATGATATTGAGATGTGGTGCTTGAAAGATGGTGTGAAGCTGACTTGTCCTGATAATTTGAAGTATGTGATGGAGTGAAGATATGGTATGTAAATCATGTGAAGAACGTCGTGAATGGATGAGAGTTCAATATGAGCGAGCAAAAGAAAGAACAACTAAGGCAATCAACCGCATTAGAGGAATTGCTGACAAAGATAGTGGAACAGAACACAACACTGATTCAGCAAATAGCAAACAAGGATCAGATAATTCTGACAGCACTGGAACAGAACAACGAACTACTGTTGCAACTAAGCGAGCAGGAAGAAGAAGTACCAAGGTCGAGAACATTGGATTGAGTGAGGTGGATGATGTTCCATAGTGCGAATGATGGGAAAGGTTGTCGTCGAGTATTAGTTAATGGCAATGAAGTGAACCGAGTACTTTGGGCTAATGTTGAACAAGGCCTTGTGTGCTTCCACCCATACCCTTATCGAATTGATAAGCGAAAGGGCGAGGTGAAGACAAGGCTCTTGAGAGGCGATGTGAAGGTTGAATTTATAAATGAAACTACAAACACTCAAGCCGAGACTGCAAGCGCAGAGAACGGCACAAAAGATTGATAGCTCATGGCGTTCTAATAAATCATCAACTGAACGTGGTTATGGGTACAGATGGCAGAAGGCAAGAGAGCGCTTTCTAAGATTAAATCCTTTATGTGTTTACTGTAAGGCAAAAGGTCGGGTTGAGGTTGCTAACGTAGTCGATCATATTGTTCCGCATAGAGGTAACCAAGAGATATTTTGGGATGAAAGCCAATGGCAGGCGCTCTGCAAATCTTGTCATGACTCAACCAAACAGAAAGAAGAAAATTCTATGTAGGTGGGGGGAGGGTAAAAGTTTTCAGAGCTTTTGTTTTCTAGACCGCCCGCCCTCTCATTTATAAAAAAATTTCCCATTTCATAAATATGTTAAAGGAGGGTATATGGCTTTAACAGAAAAAAAGAAGGCATTTGCCCTCGCAAAACAAAAAGGCAAAGACAATAAAGAAGCTGCCATTTTAGCTGGATGCCCTGAAAAGACTGCATCTGCGGCTGGTGCACGCTTAGCAAAAGATCCTGATGTCATTGCATATCTTGAACGACTTGAAAAAGCCACACCCGAGCAAGTTGTTAAACACGACATTAAACCATTAACAACCAATACAACTATTGAATCCGCTAAGAATCTTGCAGATCCATTGGCGTTTTTAGAGTCAGTTTACAGCGACCCAGTTGAAGATATGGCTTTGAGAGTTCGTGCAGCTCAAGCAGCTCTTCCATACGTTCACGGCAAAGTAGCCGAAAAGGGCAAGAAAGAGACCAAAGAGGATGCTGCAAAACAAGCAACAAAAACTGGCAGATTGGGAACTTTGGAATCGCAATTAAGAAGTTAAGTGGTATAATAAATAAGCGGATAGGGTCGCCCCCGAAAGGTATTTAACCTGAATACTTTCCGCTCCTAATTTCAGGTTTTGCAGAGGTGCAAGATGAATAAAATATATGATGAAATATTTGAGAGAAGACTTGAAGAAACTTTTGAGCAAGAAGAATATAAGGATATTTGCGCTGTCTTTGGTGGTGAGGATGAAGAATTCTACAAAGGTGTAAGATTCACGCTGGCATACTTTAAAAGTAAAGAAGAAGTTGATGATCAGAACGAAAATCTCGATATAGAAAGGACAACTTTCTTAAAAAGAATGAGAAGTGGATTTGATGCTATTGCAAAACATCAAGGTTTAGATATTTCACGATCAGAACATGGGTGTTATAAAAACCCGCAAACAGACCTTTGTTTTTCTTATTACTCGACAGCCTTTCAGATGCAGCAAGATGTAATCAACGATTTGAATGGAATTAAGTACAAATAAACCAGCCGCCTTCTGGCGGTTTTTTATTGGACAAAATAAATGACCGCAATGCTTCCAGAATGGACAACCGCTTGCCCAGACTGGCAGGAGCGTATTGTCAATAAACAGTCGCTCATGCCTTGTGAGCCATTATTTCCACAAGTCGCAGATGTTGCCGAGCGAATATTTAAAGAATTGATTCTTGTCGATGTCATGGGTAGCCCAAAGATGGGTGATGTCACATTGGAATGGGTGATTGAGTTTGTCCGAGCAATCTTTGGTGCATATGATCCAAGCACTAAACGTCGATTAATCCGTGAATTCTTTCTTCTGATTTCTAAGAAGAATACCAAGTCCACAATTGCAGCTGGTGTAATGCTTGTTGCTTTGCTGCTGAATGACCGTCTTTCTGCCGAGTTGATTATCTTGGCACCAACTAAGGAAGTTGCAGACAATAGTTTTAACCCGATTCGTGACTTTATCCGCGCTGATGAAGAACTTAGCGCAATGATCAATGTATCTGAGCACACAAAAACAGTTACTCACTTGGGTACAGGCGCAACACTTAAGGTTATCGCAGCAGAATCTAATGCAGCAGCAGGCAAGAAAGCCTCAATCATTTTGATAGATGAGGTTTGGTTGTTTGGGAAGCGTGCCAATGCTGAGTCAATGTTTCGTGAAGCAAAAGGCGGTTTAGCGTCTCGACCAGAAGGTTGCGTGATTTATCTGTCTACCATGTCAGATGAAGTGCCGTGTGGTGTATTCAAGCAGCTTTTAGACTATGCCCGTGATGTGCGTGATGGCATTAAAGAAGATAAGGGATTTTTACCCCTTATCTATGAGTTTCCAAAACATTTGGTCGAGGCAGGCGAGCACTTAAAACCTGAGAACTTCTACATCACCAATCCAAACTTGGGCGCATCCGTTGACCTTGAATATCTGATTTCAGAGTTTAAAAAGGTCAAAGATGCTGGTGAAGAATCACTTCGAGACTTCTTGGCCAAGCACTTAAACATCGAAATCGGCATGAACCTTCGTGCTAATCGTTGGGCAGGTGCAGAGTACTGGAATGCTCAATCTAAAGATATTCAACTTGATCAACTCATTGAACTTTCTGATGTCATTACCCTTGGGATAGACGGTGGTGGTTTAGATGATTTACTTGGCTTCGCTGCACTTGGGCGATTGAAAGAAGATCCGCGCATTTGGTGGTTATGGAATCATGCATGGGCCAATAAAATTGCTTTAGAACGTCGGAAAGAGAACATACCGAAGTACCAAGACTTCGAGAAAGAACAATCTCTAACAGTAGTTGAGCGTGTTGGTGATGACATTGATCAACTCGCAGCAATTGCCAAGAAAGTTTATGAAAGTGGCAAGCTTAATAAGATTGGTCTTGATCCACTTGGTTTAGGTGGTCTTTTAGATGGTTTGCTTGAAGCAGGAATACCAGAGGAAAGCATGTTTGCTGTACCACAGGGCTACAAGCTCATGTCTTACATTCTCACGACTGAGCGCAAACTTGCTGAGGGTAATCTCTACCATGCAGGACAGCAACTAATGACTTGGGCGGCAGGGAATGCACGGGTGATTATGGTCGGTAATGGTATGCGAATAACCAAGCAAGAATCTGGAATAGGGAAGATAGATCCATTAATTGCCACGTTTAATGCGGTGGCTTTGATGAGCCTTAATCCAGTTGCCAAGAATTTAGACATTGATAATTATTTAGAGGATGTCGTGATAGCATGAGCGATTTACAAGACACGGGTTTTTGGACTCGTTTCTGGTCACGATTGACTGGAAGAACACAATTAAAAAAAGGCGATACTTCTTATCCTTTTGATAGCTATATTTCATCAGGTGGTGCAGTTGTAACACCTGAAACTGCATTGAAGCTCTCAGCAGTTTGGGCATGTGTAAAATTACGTGCGGAAACTATCTCAACCTTGCCATTACAGCTTTATGATAGTGAAAAACACATAGCTGTAGATCATTATCTCTATCGAATTTTGCATGATTCACCTAATGCAGATATGTGTGCAAGCGAGTTCTGGCAGGTACAAAGCGCTTGCTTAGACTTGTGGGGTAACTCATACAATCTGATAACCAAGCGATCAAATGGTGAAGTGATAGCACTTGAACCGCTTTTTCCGAGTGAAATGCTCGTAAAGCGCAATAAATCAGGTGCTATTGAGTTCCACTACACGGAAAATGGCAAAACCACAATTTATTCAGAAGATAAGATTCTTCATTTCAAAGGTTTTACTTTGGATGGGCTTGTAGGCTTATCAGCGATTCAATTTTTTGCTCAAACGATTGGTATGCAATTCGATGCGAATAATCAAGCACAAGACTGGTTTAAAAATGGCTTAAAAGTAGGTGGGTTCCTTGAAACTGGTGAGCAAACTCTAACAACTGATCAACGCCAACGCATGAGAGCGAGTCTTTCTGAGTTCAGTAAAGCTGAAAATTCAGGAAAGTACATGATTCTTGAAGCTGGCATGAAGGTTTCAGGTGCTAGTAGCATTCGCATTAATCCAGTTGATGCTCAACTTCTTGAGTCACGTTACTTTGGAATTGAAGAAATTTGTCGTGCGTTTGGTGTTCCACCGCAATTAATTGGGCATACAAGCAAAGCAAGTTCATGGGCATCGAGCCTTGAGCAAACGAATCAAGGGTTTTTAACTTATGCCCTCAATCCTCAGCTAGTTCGCTATGAGCAAACAATCGCTCGCAAGCTGCTTTTGCCACAAGATAAATACAAATACCGCCCTAAATTCTCTGTGGATGGTTTGCTACGATCTGATGTGGCAAAACGTGGTGATTTCTACGTGAAAATGACTCAGAACGGCTTAATGACACGTAATGAGGCACGTGAGTTGGAGGATTTGCCAGCATCAACAGATCCAGCGGCAGACAAACTAACAGTGCAAATGCAAATGGTGCCACTTGGAGAAAATCAGGGGAATCCTCAATGAATAGAAAAAGTTTTAACTTAGAAATTAAATCCGTCCAAGAGGACGGTTTTTTTTCGGGCTACGGTGCCGTTTTTGGGAACATTGATTGGTACAACGATGTGATTTTACCAGGTGCATTCACTGCTTCTTTAGCAAAATGGCGAGCAAAAAATAAGATGCCTCCAGTTTTATGGAATCACAACGATAGTGAGCCTATTGGTGTCTACACAAACATATATGAAGACGAAAAAGGCTTATTCGTTGAGGGAAAGCTACTTGTAGATGATGTTCCACGAGCTAAATCGACACATGCACTTTTAAAAGCAGGCGCAATTGATGGTTTGAGTATTGGTTATTCAACTAAAAAAGCAAATCAACAAGGAAATGGGGTTAGAGAGCTTGTTGAGGTTGATCTTGGTGAAATCTCAATCGTAACTCAGCCAGCCAATGAACGAAGCGTTATCACATCTGTCAAATCCAAATTAGATGAAGGCGAACTGCCAACATTACCAGAATTTGAAAAATTCTTGAGAGAGTCAGGATTTTCAAAATCGCAATCCGTTGCAATCGCAAGCAAAGGTTTGCGCCCTCTTCTGAGCGAGTCAGAGGAAGAAATCAAAGAAGCGAAATCAATCTCAAATGCTTTAAATATTTTAAAAGGAGTCAGCAATGTCTGATCAAAATTTAGAACAACTCGCTCAAGAGTTTAAAAAACAAGTCGATGAAGTCAAAGGTATTGCCGAAGAGTTCAAAGGCAAACGTGAACATGGCGATAAAATTGCGGAAGGCGCAAAGCAAGCTGCGGACGAAGCAATTACCAAGCTTAATGAAACAAAAGCACGCTTAGATGAATTGGAACAAAAATTAGCTCGTCGCCCGAATGATCAACCTGAAGAACAAAAGTCTTTAGGTCGTCAGTTCGTTGAATCAGAGCAATTCAAATCTCTAAGTGGTTCAGCAGGTCAACGCGGCAAAGCTAATTTAGAAATCAAAGCAACAATTACATCAGCAACCACAAACGCGGCTGGTTCAGCAGGTGATTTAGTTCAAACTACTCGACTTGCTGGAATCATTGCTCCACCTGATCGTAAATTAACGATCCGTGATTTATTAATGCAAGGTCGTATGGATGGTAATGCGCTTGAGTATGTAAAAGAAACTGGCTTTACCAATAATGCTGGAATGGTTGCCGAAGCTGCATTAAAACCTCAGTCAGATATTCAATTTGATCTTGTAAGCACAACAGCAAAAGTAATTGCTCATTACATGAAGGCATCGCGCCAAATTCTTGATGATGCTTCGCAGTTGCAATCTTACATTGATGGTCGTTTGCGTTATGGGTTGGCTTTCAAAGAAGAGCAACAAATCCTCAATGGCGATGGTACTGGTCAAAACCTTTTAGGGATTATCCCTCAAGCAACCGCATATGTTCGCCCAACTGGAGTAACAACTACCGCTGAAAGTAAACTAGACACCCTGCGTTTTGCAATGCTTCAAGCGGTTTTAGCTGAGTATCCAGCAAGCGGTCATGTGCTTAACCCGATTGATTGGGCAAGCATTGAAACTCTTAAAGATACGACAGGTCAGTACATTATTGGCAATCCACAAGGCACCCTGAACCCAACATTATGGGGTTTACCTGTGGTTGCAACTCAGGCTCTTACAGCAGGTAAGTTCTTAACAGGTGCATTCTCAATGGGTGCTCAAATCTTTGACCGTTGGTTATCTCGTGTAGAGGTGGCAACAGAGAACGAAGATGATTTCATTAAAAACTTGGTGACTATCCTTGCTGAAGAGCGTCTAGCTTTAGCGGTTTACCGCCCTGAAGCGTTTATCTACGGCAACTTAGCACCTGTTGTTTAATAAGATTGATAAGGGCCATTGATTTGGCCCTTATTTTTTAGGAGATAATCATGACTGAATACAATGTTATGCGCGAACATTACGGTGATAAGTATTACCAAACAGGGGATAAGCGCACAGCAAATGCAGCGGATGTGAAACACTTAGTTGATAAAGGTGTTCTTACAGAACTTAAAGAAGAAAAGAAGCCAGTTAAAACAAGTAAACAGGTGAAATCAGAATGATTACTTTAGATCAGGCAAAACTACACTGTCGCATTGACGAAGATGAAGAAGATTCGTTGATTATGAAATGGATTGCAGAAGCAGAAGAGGTAATTCAAAACGATTTAGATCGTAAAGTGATTGTAGATGAGGCTGATCGAGTAAATGAAACTGATATTTTGGATAACGATTGGTTAGATTCAGCAAGACTGATTTACGTTCAATACCGCTATAGCCGTAGCACAGATGGAAAACCGCAGGCTTACTTAGATTTATTGCAGAAGTTTAGAATTATGGGGGTTTAAATGGCAGATTTAGCTCCTGAACTATGTCATCGCATCACCATCCAACATTATGTTGCTGGTGGTCGAGATGAAGATGGTTTTGAAATCGAAGGCTCTTGGCAGGAATACAAACAACTTTGGGCTAAAGTCACTCCATTATCAGCAAAGGATTTGATTTCGGCTCAAGCTGATCAATCCCAAGTGGTTGCTCGCATGAAAATCCGCTATCGAGAAGATATCAACACGACAATGCAAGTCATCTGGAGAGGTCGAACTTTCTCAATCCAAAGCCAAGCACTTGATGACAATGAGACAGGCAATATTTATTGCACTTTCTTGCTTGGGCAAGGGCTTGAGAAACCTAAGTAGAGGTATGTATGGCAGGGGTAGAAGTTGAGATTACAGGTCTTGATGATGTAGTAAGTAAACTTCAAAGACTTGCCAATCCTCGTAGAACAAAAAGCATTGCTCGCAAAGCTGCACGACAAGCAATGAATATTGTGCGTGATGCTGCTCGTAATAATGCCAAAGCGATTGATGACCCTGAAACTAGTGAAAAGATCTTCAAAAACATTAAAGTTTCAGCTGGAAAAACACGCAATCCTAATGAAATTAAGATGCGAGTTGGTGTGGATGGTGGCGCATCTTTTTCAAATCCCAATCCAAAACCAACAAGCGGTGGTGATACGAGATACTGGCGGTTTGTTGAATTCCCAACAGCACATGGTACAGCCACGCCATTTATGAGACCAGCGCTTTACAATAATATAAATCAAGTAACTGCAAGATTTGCAACAGTTTTTAATGAAGAGCTAGATAAAGAACTTGCAAATCTATGATAAAATAAAGTGTCGGCTAGGGTAGCTCCTGAAAGTGTTTACGCTAGAACATTGCCGACACCCAATCCTAGCGTTTTACTATTTAGCGGTGGTAAATATGAAAAAATGTTCTTGTTGTCAGGAAATTAAACCATTTTCAGACTACACAAAGTCTAAAAGCAATAAAGACGGTCATGGCATATACTGCAAACCATGCCGTAAAGTTAAAAAGACTGAGGAATACATAAGAAACAGGGATAGGTATCTATCCTATGGGAGAAAATATAGAAATGAAAATCCAGAGAAAGTCTCTGAAGCAAAAAAACAATCGTATTTGAAAAAGTCTGATTATTACAAACAGATGCACAAAGTCTATAAGGAAAATAATGCAGAAGCTATCCGAGAAAGAGCAAAGTTTTATAGGGAGGAGAACCATGCAAAAATTAGAGCAAGAGATAATGCTTACAAAGCTCGAAATCGTGAAAAAATAAGGAAAAGGCAACTTGAGTATCAGCGAGAAAACAATTTAAGAATTAATGCATATCGCAGTAGATATAAAAAGGAAAGGCGATCTATTGATAAGCTCTTTGCCATTAAAGAGAATATGCGAGCTAGATTCAGATTTGAACTTGCGAAGCGTGGCGAAGAACAGTTAATCAAGGCAAATCAATATTTAGGCTGCTCTTGGATTTTTCTGCGAGATTATCTTGCTGAAAAATTTATTGATGGAATGAGTTGGGAAAATTATGGGGATTGGCATGTTGATCATGTTATACCTCTGGCTTCGGCTAAAAGCAAAGAAGAGCTTATACGCCTGTGGCATTACTCAAACCTCCAACCATTATGGGCATCTGACAACATATCAAAGGGCGCAAAAATGCCTGATCAATTAGTCGCATAACCACCTTCGGGTGGTTTTTTAATGGGTAAATGAAATGGCAATCTCTCCAATTTATAAAACCTTACAGCAAGACCCAGTCTTATTGGCTCTACTTAGCGATCGTATTTTCCCCAATAAAGCACCGCTAGGGACAAATACACCTTACTTGGTTTGGCAAGGTCTAGGATCTGATCCAGCCAACAATTTAGATTGTGGTGCCAAAAGCGAAAACAGCTCTGTGCAATTTGTTGTGTGGCACAAAGATATTAGAAAGGCGGAAGAAATCCGTTTAGCTGCTAGCAAAGTGTTGGAAGCAGCAGGGTTTTACTATTTGGGCGAACACCCAGATAACGAAGATGAAGAAACCAAGTTACATGGTCGAGGTTGGGACATGAATTGGTGGTCAAAAAGGTAACAAATTTACTTACATGCGTCCATAAGGGCGCTTTTTTTATGCCGAATGAGGATTAATCATGGCTAAAATTGTACTTAATAGCACCCCACAACTGATTTCAGACGGCACAAAGAAAGTTTATCTCACATCGAGAGCAGGCTATTTCAAGGTTGTCCAATCGCAAAGTGCTCCTGATAAAACATCGTGGCATTTCGAGCAGAAGTTTTTTGCAGATAGCGGTAAGTGGTGGGCATGGTCAGACAATAGCGAGATTGCTGTCGATAAGTCGGAGTGGTAAACATGATCAAAACACCGCTTAGCACCGTTTTAGGCGGTGCATTTTGGACGCCAAGTACCACGATTGTCGGTGATACATCAAAGACATTTAACCAGATCATCAAATCGCTATTCGCTAACAATGAGCAAGGTTTTGCTTATGACCCGAATGATCTATCTACGATGTTTCAGGATTCTGCGGGTACTGTGCCTGTGACTGCTGTGGGGCAACCTGTAGGGTTGATTCTTGACAAGTCAGGACGTGGTAATCATGCAAGACAAACTACAAGCGCATCACGACCCATTCTTCGTCAGAATGTAACTACAGGTGCGTATTATTTAGAGTTTGATGGTAGTGATGATTTCCTTGTGACGAACAGTATTAACTTTACATCTACAGATAAAGTTAGCCTGTTTGCTGGTGTGAGAAAGTTGTTAAGCACATCTTCGGTACTCATAGAATTAAGCAACACAATTGCCAACACTGGAACATTCAGTATACAAGCACCTAGATTTGGTGATTCCTATGGGGTTAGCGTCAGGGGGACAACTCTTAATGCTGTGGATTTCTATACCTACACTTCACCATTGTCCAACGTTATCTCCGTAAAAACATCAACATTAGCAGTAAACTACAATCAAGCAGTTAACGTAAAGATAAATGGAGCAGCTGTCGCTGGTGTGGCAAACTCAAGCGCAACGTCAACAGGAAACTACGGCAATTATCCACTCTACATTGGTAGACGAGGTGGCACTTCGATTCCGTTTACTGGTCACATTTACAGCATAGTTGGTGTTGGGCGTTTAGCTACAGATGCTGAAACCACTGAATTAGAAAAACTCATTGCTAAAAATACAGGGGTGACGTTAAGTGTTTAATCTATCAGTAGTAAACATCATCCCCGATGCTCACAAAGACGCTATCAATCGAATCGCAGAGTTATACGGCTGTGGTGAAAACAATCTGTCTGTAAAGTTAATTGATAGTAACTGTGCGATCTATTGGGGCTGTCATTCGTGGTGGAAGCCCGAAGATTATGCAACGTTCTCTGATGATGAATTGAGAGCGCAAGTCGTTCCTGCTGAATTATCAACTGCACTTGGTCACTTGTACGAGCGATTAATGCTTGATGGGAATAGTCAAGAGAACTGGCAAAGTGCTTTGAGTGAGTTAGGGTTAAGCCTTGTTGAAGCCGAATAAATCTAATCAAACATGACCGTCCGAAAGGGCGGTTAATTATTTCCAAACCAATGCACCCAATCGGGTGCTTTTTTTATGCCAAAAACAAGAGGAGTAGCTACTCATGGCAGAAATTAAAGTACAGGGCACGAATGTCTATGCATTCGATGGCACGGCAGTAACTCAACTTGTTTGCCTAACTGGTATCGACTTAGGTAGTGACTCTACTACTCGAATTGAAAATACCTGTTTAGATGAAACACAAAGTAAGTCTTATTTGAATGGTCTAAGTGATCCAGCAGAATCAAGCCTTACTTTCAACTTGGACCCTGAAAATGAAAGTCATCTTAAGCTTATTGAATGGGCTACTGACAAGAAAGAAGGCTTACAGTTTTATGTTGGCGCATCTGATGGTACATCACCAGTTACGGCAACAGGTGGCACAGTGACCGTCCCAACAACTCGTTCTTGGTGGACATTCACAGGTGGCTTATCAACTCCTGTTCCTTCATTTGAAGCAGATGCACTTGTTGGCTATACAGTCACATTGCAACGTTCATCGACTGTTGTTTTCACCCCTAAAACCTAATATTTAGCCCCGAAAGGGGCTTTTACTTTTGAGAATTAAAATGGCTAAAGTAGATTTTAAGAAAGCGAAAAATATTACTAAGGCTGGTGCGCCAGTTGAGCGTGATGTTAAGTGGTCTGTAGAAGTTACCCAAGAAAATATAGAACAGTTAAAAGCTGTCTCTGAAAACCCAAAATTGACTATTGGTGATGTTGTAGAGCTTGAAGGTCAAGTCTTTGTAAAACGTATGAGCTTTAAAGCAAGCCGCGAAGCATCAAAAGCGATTGAATGGGATTTTGATGTTCAGGACATTGAAAAATCAAAAGTAAAATCAGTTGATTCTGACCATCTGCAAGCATCACAAATTCTAGGAACGATTTGCGAAGACAGCAAAGGAACACCTTTCTTTTCTTCAATTCAAGACGTTTATGATTCAGATCCAAGCTTCATTAATGCTCTCTACAAAATTGCCGATGATGTGAACAACTTCATGGGAAAGTTAGTGAAGAAGAACTCGGAAGAAACGAACTCCTCTGTGAGCTCGTCCTCAACGGAATTGGTGGCAACACCATCGAAGAAGCAGAGCAAAAAATAAGTGTTTCTGAAATGTCTATTTGGGCTGCCTATAGATCTAAATACGGCTCTCTAAATATTGGGCGCAGAGTAGAACAGGCTGTAGGCAATATTTTATCTTTCTACGCGAACTCAAACAAAGGAAAAGGTGCTAAAGCATTCTCGCCTTATGACTTCATGCCACATGAGCAGAAGCCTAAGCCTGTAGAGATTGGTGTTGAAGATTATCTGATGAGTATGGTTGGGAAATAGTTTTAAATATAGAATATCCAAAAAAGGATATTGAAATGACAAAAACAAAAGACTTCACCAGACCTGAATATGCTAATCCTGTGATGGATATGTGGGAATTCTTTAATGAAAATCCACAATTCAAGCTAATTGAGTATGAACCTGTGAAAGGTGGAGTTAGGGTGTTTTATGATGTGGTGAGTTAGATCTGGTTAATCCTCCAATTTCCTATCTCTAAATACTAATTGCTTTACCATTTCTTGAAGCTGGTCAATCTGCTTTTGTTGCTCTTTAACCATCACATTCATCAAGTACATTTCAGTTTCATGGTTCAGCCCTTGATTAAAGCTTTGTTCAAGGCGATATACCGCTTCAGCATTTTTGGAACGACCACTTTCCTTAGCTGCATTTTCTAATTTCTCTTTTAATTCAGGTGGTAATCGCAAAGGAAATTGTTGATCAGTTCTAGCCATGAAAATTACAGAATAGTTAATTTTAAAAAATAATAGCATCACGGTGTTGTAATTAATACAAACACGGTGTTAGTATAAACACGGTGCTACTATATAAGGAGTAAAAATGGCACGTTCTGATACACAGGTAGCGGTACGCATCCCGCCTGATATGCATAAGCGTTTAAAAGAAGATGCGGCAAAAAAAGAGCGTTCAATGAATTATTTAATCAATAAGGCTATTGAATTTTATTTAAACCAAAACGAAGCGAAAGCATGAAATCAATAGACAACAAAAAAGCCCAACACTTGCAGGCGGCGGGCTTTCTTGAAATGACTAGTCTAAACACAAAGGAATTAAACCTATGACAAGTTTAACACAAAACTTTTTAAACCCAAACAACAAGCCTTTCGTTATTGGCGATTTTACTATTCGTCAGGATGAAGATGGACGTTTTTGTATTAATGATTTACACAAAGCAAGTGGGAATGATCAAAAGCATTTTCCTGCGTATTTCCTTCGCAACCAACAAACAAAGGATTTGATCAATCTAATTGAGTTAGAAAATTATGATGTGCAAATTTGCATATCAAAAAAACAAGCAGTGAATTCCGTTAAAGGGAAAGGCAAAGAGCAGGGCACATACGTTGTAAAAGAATTGGTTTACGCTTACGCCATGTGGATTTCTGCAGAATTTCACTTGATGGTAATCCGTGCCTATGACTCAATGGTTGCCAGACTGTTTACTGAAAACTCAAAGCAAACCCTGATCGAGGATAAAACCACTAAGGAAGATCGAGTACCACTCAAAGATGCAGTGAATATGTTGGTTGCTAAATCTAAATCACTTACCTATTCTGATGCGTATAAGTTGGTTCACCAAAAGTTTGGCATCAAGCATGTTGATGAACTAACAATGGATTTGGTTCCAGTTGCGGTTGAATATGTACATAAGCTAATGGGTGAATATCTACCAAAAGTTGAATACATTGATCCTGAGCTAAAGGCTTTTGAATTGCTCGCTGCTGATACTACAAACCAAATTCATGACTGGATATGGAGTCTGCAAGATGAGATCAAGCGCCTAAAAGGGAATATTCCAGATTTTCCAATATTTGATAGAGAAGCTATTACAAGAGCTGTAGTTAGTCGCATGACATCCATGAGTCGTATGCTATTAACAATAGATAGTCTAACTAATAAACCTCACATTCAGTTCATTCCAAATAATTCATGGATTTTGAACGATGAGAATATTGCTCGGATAGTTGGTGATCGTGAAGGGCCTAATAAAGAAGTGCTTCCTGACATTATTCAGGCTGCTGCAAGTAGATTAAGAAAGTAGCAATTTTACTCAAAATAAAATATCCTCGTAGAAAATACGGGGATTTTTTTATATGGATTTTATTGCATTTGATGTAGAGACAGCCAATTCTGACCCTAAGTCGATTTGCCAAGTTGGGGTAGCCTTATTTAAGAATGGCGAATTAAAAGAAAAGTGGGGGACTTATATTAATCCAGAATCCCATTTTGATTGGATGAATATACAGATACATGGAATAACTGAGGACCATGTAAAAAATTCTCCAACTATTCATGAAATAAAACCGATTCTTGATAAATATTTTAATAATAATACTGTAGTAACTTATACAGCTTTTGATCGTTCTGCAATTTCCCGAAATAATCTTGAGTTTAATAGTGAGTGGTTAGATGCCGCAATGGTGGTTAGGAGGACTTGGGAGAAAGTTGCATATAGTGGATATGGATTGGCAAATGTTTGTGCAATGCACAATATTCAAATGGAAAATCACCACGATGCCATAAGTGATGCTGTAGCTGCTGGTCATGTATTAATTCATGCAATGAAAAAGCACGGCTTTGGTATAGAAGAATGTAAAAAACTTGTAGGTAAGAAAATTATTACATTAATGTCCAAAGGAAAACTTTCAGATGACCCATCACCTAAAGATATAATTATTGAGGGCGGCAACCCTCACGGTCATTGGTTTGGTGAAATACTCTGTTTCACTGGTGAGTTGTCAATACCAAGAGTTCAGGCAAGTATTATCGCTTCACAAGCAGGATTTAATGTTAAGAATAGCGTAACAAAGAAAACAACATTTCTTGTAAAGGGGCAGCAAGATTTAACAAAGCTAAATGGTAAACAAATAAGTTCCAAAGAAGAAAAGGCCTTAGATGCGATTAGAGATGGTCAAGATATGATTGTTATTGGTGAAAACGAATTTTTTGATTTAATAAAGGTTTGATTATGAAAAAGTTTGTTTTGGTGGGATTGTTCCTTAGCAGTTCTGCATTTGCTAGTGATTCTGACCGTCTTAATGAGTTGAGTCGCACATTAGTTGATGGGTCATATACACCATCAGAAAAAATATTGCTGCCTGATGTTAGCAGTCAGCAAGTTGAATTAAAAGAAAAGACGGTTGGCTTGCCTGACTATTACACCAAATGGAGTCTAGGAATCTGCCAGAAGGATAGATTCACAAATGAAAAATCCTGTGAAATAAGAAAAAATGAATTAATGGTACGTATATCAAATGGGAAAACATATGTGTGGATTCTAGGTGCTGACTACCCAAACAAAAGTGCAGCATTAAAGATTGATGAAAACAAAACATTTTATGGTAATGAAGGTAATTTTAAGGATTCAGGGGCTATCATTAAACAGATGAAGTCAGGAAAGGTCGCATACATTAGATATAGTAAATGGCCATATCTGCTAAATAATGACAAGGAAATTGGGTTAGATGGATTTGCCGATTTATACCAAATTCTTTTATCCGAATATAAAACCATAAAGTAGTAAATTTTTAATTAGACCGCCTTCAAGGGCGGTTTTTTATTGCCAGGAGAAAAGTAAATGGCTGTAGGTTTAGGAACATTAACGCTCAATTTAATTGCCCAAACTGGGCTATTTACTCAAGGTTTAAATCGTGCAGAGCAACAAACGCGTACTTCTGCACGCAATATGAGTAATGAATTAAATCTTGTTGGAAAGTCATTTAAGGACCTGCAAGGAACTCTTATGGCTTCCTTTGCTGGCGCGTTAAGCATCGGCGCTGCGATTTCTAAAATGGATGCTTACACTGGTCTGCAAAATAGATTGAAGTTGGTGACAGCTTCACAAACAGAGCTAAACAATGCTTTAAAAGATACCTTTAATATTGCTCAAGCAACAGGTCAATCATGGGATAGCACGGCACAGGTATATCAACGCTTTGCAGATAATGCGAAACGTTTAGGTATCACGCTTGGACAAACTGCATCACTTACAGAAACAGTTGCTAAAGCCATTTCAATATCAGGTGGTAGTGCAGCAAGTGCAGAAGCAGCTTTGGTTCAATTTGGTCAAGCTTTGGCATCTGGTGTTCTACGTGGCGAGGAATTTAACTCTATTTCTGAACAAGCACCTGGACTATTAAAAGCTATTGCAACTGGTTTGAATGTAAATATCGGTGAATTGCGAGCAATGGCGGCTGAGGGGAAATTAACAGCAGACGTGGTAATTAAGTCGTTAGAAAAAGCCAAAGTTTCTGTTGATGATCTTTTCAACAAAACCGATTTTACGATTGGTAATTCATTTACCATGTTGAATAACGCTTTAATCCAGTTTGTTGGTGAAGCAGGCAAGGCAAATGGTGCAGCTTCATTTTTATCATCAACAATAAAATCACTTGCTGACAATCTCGGCACAATCGCAAATGTCGCAGTTCTCGGTGGTGTTGCATTATTAACAAAGGCCATTGCAACACAAGCGATTGCAGTAAAAGAAGCTATTGGCGCATCTATAGCGAGACGAGCAGCACAAGCTGCTGAAGCGGAAAGCGTAGTTAGACTTGCAACTATTGAAACGCAAAGAATAAGAGCGCAAGTAGGAGCTTTAGCATCTGAACAGAATTTAATTGTTGCAAGATTGCGATCAAATGTAACGTTGCAAGAGCGTATTGTACTTGAAGCTCGAGCTACACAGGTTGCTATTCAGCTTGCAGTTGCGGAGCGAAACTTAACAGCCGCTACAGTAGCACAAGCAGCAGCGCAAAATGCTTTAAATACTAGTCGCACAATTGGCGCTAGAGTGTTTGCCGCGCTTGGTGGTGGTGTCGGTGTGCTTACGATAGCGGTAACTGCACTGGCTGCTGGCTATATGTACATGAAGCATAGAGCAGAAGAAGCCAATAAAAAGTTAGAAGAACAAATGCAGATTGCGAGCAAAACAAGAGAAGAATTGCTCGCGTTGAAAGGCGTTCAGAAAGATGTTGCGGTTAATGAGCTAAAAGATGCTTTTGAAAAACAGAATGTGTCGTTAAGAAAACTCAATAACGAGTATCTTGGTTTTATTGATAATATTGCTAAGAGTGGAAAGCAAAGCAAAGATGTTAATGAAATCTTTGAACTAGCTCGAAAAGGCGCAATCACAAATACAGAAGCATTAGAGCGATTAAATAAGCTTAACATCTTAACTCCAGAGCAGAAGAAGCAAGGTCTTGATCTTGTAAACAACTATATTCTGCAAGCACAAGAGACATTGAAAGCAGAGAAAGCCTTAAATGTTTTCAAAGTAACCGTAAAGCTTGCAGGAAATGAAGCAGAAAATGCTGCTATTCAACAGCAGAAACAAGCGGATGCTTTAAACAACACAGCCACAGCTGCCGATAATGCGAAAAAAGCATTAAGTAAATTGGCTGAAGATAAAACAGATGCCCAGTACATTTTAATGACTGCCAAAAATCTTGGAGGTGACATTGAGAAAGCCAAGGGCTTACTGGCCTTTAGAAAAAATTTGGGCATGGGGTCTACTGGTGGGCAGCTTGATCCCAAAAAACGGGCAGCATTTGAGGCTTCATGGGCAGCACAACAGCAGTTGAAAGCTTACGAGGAATCACAAAGGAACTTAGCGAAAGCGTCTAGTAAAGCAGAAAAAAATCAAGAATCAGTTCGCCAAAAAGCTTCTGATAATGCTATTAGACTTGCTGAAACGCAGTCTAATATGCAGAAAGCGCTTATTTATGATTTCTCATCCGCTAGTCAAAAAATGTACATTGACTATGTTCAGCAGATTTCTGATATTCAGGAAGCGAATTTTAATCCGTCTGATAGAGGTCAATTTCTTGCAGCCGCTAAAGCGCGTTATGATGATGAAATTCTATTATATAAAATGCAGCAGGCTTATGAATTATCTGAGCATAAATTGACAGATGAAGCAAAAGCTCATGCGACATATTTAATAGATCAGCAAATCATTAATAACCGTAGCGACTTGAATAAGGATGAAAAATCTAAATACTTGGCATCACTTGATGAGAAGTATGCATATCAAAAGAGACTATTGAACCTTGAATCTAATCAGCGTTTAAATGATGCCTCGCAAGCATTTCAAACTGATATGCAGAATATGGCTGCTAAATATGAGTTTGAACGCCAGCAAATACTTTTAAATAAAAGTATAGGTGATGATGAAAGAAAGGCTCGAATCAATGCATCTCATATAACTGAAAATAAGGAGTTTTTTAGTAGTCGTGACTCAGCATGGGATAGTTATCAAAATGCCATTGGTGTTGATACATCACTTGAACAAGCCGCGTCACAACGTGCTGAGGCGATTCAGGCTGCTTATGAATGGGAGTTGATTACTCAGGAAGAATATCAACGAAAAATGTTGGCTTCTGAGAGTCAATATTATCGGGCTAAAGCCATGCTGGGTTTGGATTCTGCTACTGAAACATTGGGAACAATGACGAGTCTTTTTGGCAGTCTCTTTGGTGAACAATCCAAAGCCTATGCTGCCATGTTTGCTTTAGAGAAAGGGTTTGCTGTTGCCAAGGCAATGATGGCAATTCCTGAATCTTATTCAAAAGCATATAACGCTGTTGTCGGAATTCCGTATGTAGGGCCATATCTTGCACCTGTTATGGGTGGAGCTGCTGCTGCTGCTCAAGTAGCTCAGGCTGCAATGATTAAGAATGTTAATTTAACAGGCATGGCCCACGATGGTATAGATAATATTCCGAAAGAGGGAACGTGGCTGTTAGATGGTGGAGAGCGCGTATTGAATCCTGAACAAAATAAGGATTTAACTCGTTACCTCAATGATCGTCAGGCGGCAAATACTCAAAATCAACCAATGGAATCACCTCAGGTAAATGTTCGTGTAATGAATAGTTGGGATGACTCAGAGTATTACAATGCTTTAGCAGCACCACAGGGCGAAAAGATTGTGATGAATATCATTAAACGGAACAAAACAAAACTAGGTATTTAAACCAACCCATTGAGGTCGGTTTTTTATTGGGTGAAACTATGGAACAAGAAAACCAAAATCTTCACAAAGCCAGTTCAACAAAGGCGCTAGAATCATCTGAGTTTCAGCATGGTGGCGAGACCGAAAGAAAACCGTATAGACAGGATTTGGAGGAAATCCGTGCACGCTTCCAACATGCATTTCCCAAATCAACTCCGTTTGATAAAACTGAACATAATCCTGATTAAATTTAGAGGTAATGTACTCAATAAACAATTCATCTAGGATGTTGTACTGTAAATCTGTCCCCTGTATTTGTGGTTTAAAGGTGAATTCTATTTGACCATGAAAAAGTGATACATCTTCAAAGAACTCATATAGAAAACCTGTGCTCATAAATGGGGTGGTTGGTTTATTTAGTTTAAGTATCAATTCCTTAAGTTCATCTAAATCATTTAATTCTAGAATTTCATTAATTCTTTCAGGCTCTTTGGTTAAGTCTATTCCACCATTGTTTGTTCTGCCTTCTGAGTAGTTAGATGGATAAGGGAATAAACCCCAATGACCTTCATTATTGGCTTTAATAACCATGTTATAATTCCTATGTTGGTATAAAAGTCTGCAACTTGATACTAGCACAAGCCCTGATTATTTCAGGGCTTTTTTATTGTGAGAAGAATATGAAAGTCACAGTGAACGGGCATGAATATATCTTGCTCACAAAATGCCCTTTGCTTGAAACAACTGAACGTTATGAGTTTAAGACTGATGTTCATCAAAGTTTTGACGCAACGGAAGAGGAAAGGATTCCTTTGCTAGATGCTGCAAGACAATCCTTTAACTGGTCAATAATCGCATTCAGAAATGAAGTGCCTGAAATGTTCAATGATTTGTATTCTTGGATGCGAAAAGAATATTTAGTACCACAGCCTTTAGAATCACGATTGGTTGGCGATCTATCAGATGACTTTATTGAAACTGATACAAGTAATCTAGGTATCAATGTTGGGACTTTGATTCTTGTGACGGCTCAGGGCGTTTCTTCAGTTGTTGAAGTCACAGAAATCGGACGTTATGAGGTGGTTGAAGATGTGCCTGTATATATCGATGGTTATCGACTAAATGAGGCTGTAACAGCTTCTGATGCGAAGATAATCCCATTACGAAAAGTCATTATTTCTGGAAATCTCACGGCCCAAGCAAATGGCTTAATGTTCAAGCCGACACTTAATTTAAGAGTGTTAGATAATGTTGAATATCCAATTGCAGATGAACCGCAGCAATACAAAGGGGATGACATTTACTTCACTCCATTGCTACTTGATGGTGACTTTCTTGATCTAAATTTTGAACAACATCAGTCGATAGCGGATGGTGAAATAGGACAATTTTGGCAATTTACACACTGGCTTAATCCACTGATCAACAAGAACTTTCGTGTAATCATGAAGTCACGACAAGACTATATTGATTATAAAAAGTGGTTTTATCGTAGACGTGGACGTTTAAATCAGTTTTGGATGCCAAGTTATCAAAACAACTTCAATCTTATTTCGCGCAGCAGCTCAAGCATTACAGTGAAGAATGACAACTTTCTAAGTGATCGAAAGAACATCGCAATTAAAGCAAATGGAATTTGGACAGCTCATTCAGTTGATTCAACAAGTGTAAGTGGTCAGAACATTGTGATGAATCTAACACCACAACCACCAATCAATATCGAGCGTGTCTCATATCTTGGCTTATACCGCCTAAATAGTGATGCAGTAGAGTTCTACTTCAAAGGTGCGGACATTGTAGAAGCAACAGTACCCATAGTTGAGTTATCGCCATGATGAATTTATTTAAGTCTAAAAAAGACCTGTTTGAGTTTAGACACGGTACAAAAACATGGTTTTTCACTAGTTCAGCAAAAGCTGTGAATTATGGAGGAAATACTTATTTCCCGTATGTTGTAAACAGAAGCAATATTGAAGATGAGGATATTGATAAAACTGAAATAGAGGTCAGCTTTCCATTTCCTCAGCAAATATTAAATGATGACGGTGATGATTTTCAGCAAACTTTCATTGATAAAATATATTTTGAAAGCGTCACATTAACCATTCTTGAACTTTATAAAAATGAAACACTTGCGATTTTTAATGGTCGAGTCACACAACCTAAATTTAATACAGATGAAAATCTGATGACATTGATTTGTTCAACTGCTGAAACATATCAAACAAGAAATATATTAACAAGAAAGTTTCAGAAAACTTGCTCTAACAAAATCTATGATCGTTTTTGCGGTTTGAATTTTGATGATTGGACGATCAATGGAACTGTTACAGCAATAAATGGAAGTGAGATTACTTTTTCGTCAGCTTCGACTTTGCCGGATGGATATTTTGATCGCGGGTTAATCATGTTTGATGGTGTGTTTACTCAGATTTTAAAAAGCACTGGCGACACTTTGTCTTTATATAGAAAGAACAAAGGTTTAAAAGTTGGTGATGTTATCAAGATCGCACCATCATGTGATCAGACAAGGCATTCATGTAAAACAAAATTCAATAATTATCTTCGATTTATGGGATTTCCAGACATGCCACAAAGCAATCCTACCAATGATCAGATTATAAAGTGAGTATTATATGTTAGCGCTTATTATCGTTGTTATTTGCTTTATTCCATCTTTATTTTCCTCTAGTAATGTTGATGTACCAAAAGGAATTAAAGCTGAAAAAGCAATAGCATGGCTTCCTATTGTAGCCTTAATTGTTGGTCTTTTTAGCGCTGTATACTCATATTACACAATGCGCAAAATGCAGAAGAAAAACCGCCGAGAAGCTTCTCAATTAGATGGTTCTCTTGCTGATGAGGGCGTTTCATTTTCTGATATTGCTGGCAGTCCTCATTTGTATGGGAATATTGTTTGGAAAGGAAATGAAAGCACCACACCAATCAAATCAAAAGGGGGCAAAAAATAATGAGAATCTATATGCATCACATCAGACAAGCAAAAATGTGCGCTAAGGGAACAAGAATGTTTTTTGAAAGACACAATTTTGATTTTCAAGATTTTTTAAAGAACGGTATAGAAGCAGAACTGTTTATAGCCACAGGTGACGCTATGGCACTACAAGTAGTTGAGGTTGCAAAAAATGGGCGGAAGTAGTAGTCAAGTTGTTGGGTATAAATACTATGCAGGCTTAATGGTAGCTATCGGAAATCGTATTGAAAGATTCATTGGCTTTAATGCCGATAAAAGAGGTTGGATTGTTGCAGATAAAACAGAAAATCAAGCAATAAAAGTAGACTTGCCCGATCTTTTTGGCGGTGATGGAAAAGAAGGTGGCTTTGTTGGCTATATTGATTTGCATCTCGGTAGCGATGATCAAGCACAAAATGAATATCTAGCAAAGCATGTTAGTGCTGATGTATCTGCTTATCCAAATTTATCTTACTTGGTTTACAGAGGGGCTAATGATGGGACACCATTTACTGAAAATCTTGATAAAGGCTTTCAGCTAGTTTCAATGTCAGGAATGATGAAAGAGGTATTGTACTGGATCAGTCGAATCAATGTAAAAAATGATGGAACTGAGCAGTGGTATAAACTAAAAGCACCTATTTTAGATATTGGTTCTGATCCAAGTTTAGATAAAACTCCTGCATTTTCATCAACAATTAGTATCAATTGTGATGGTAATTTCACGATTGATACACGATCTATTGAAGCTGGTTGGGATGAAAGCCTGATTCATCAGAGCTTTTTTAGTCATAGTTTAAGCGCTGGTAGTGGATGGTATGGTGAAGATAGATGGAACGACAACGGCATGGGAAATATGTCTGTGCTTGTCAAGTTCATCTTTGATGTGCAAGCCGTGCATAAAGTTAAAGTATCGTTCAACACAGAACAATTTCCGACTGAACCATATTCACCTTCAGTAGATACAAATGTGATTGGTGGTGAGATTATTTATGAGTCAGGTGCGTCAACTACTGGTGCTGTTCCTCGACATGATTATGAATTTACATTTTCAGGAACTGAGTTGCATGTATCTATAATTGTTGCTGCTCATGTTTATCATAGAACACCTGATGATGAGACAATAGGTTATTCGAACAGAATTGGTAATATTATCGGTTTTTCAAGCTACCCGCTTGTAACTGGTGGATTTACAACAATTTTCGATATTAATCCGATTCATAAAATCCGTGAAATCTTGACAGATGACACAGCGATGAATAAGCCGCAGTCTAGTGTTAATGATGACAATTTTATTGCTGCTGCTGATCGTATTTTTGATGAAGGTCTTGGCATATCATGGGCAATTCAAGAGAAAACATGCAAAGAAGCGATAGACGAACTTCTTTATCATATCGAAGCAGGGATACGAGTAAATCGTCAAACTGGAAAATATGAAGTTGTTTTGTTTCGGGATGACTTGATTGATTTTGACAATTTGCTGTCTTTTGGAAAGCATAACATAAAGGATTTTAGTCCAGAAGTTGCGAATGCAGACGAGTTAGTTAATGTTCTAAATGTCTCATACTATGATCGCATAAACATTAAAGATTCAGCTTTCAATGTTTATGAAAATGGAAATGTTAGAACAACGAATCAAGAAATCACGCAAGACGTAAAATTCCCATATTTTATGAATTTGCGAAACTCTGAAAAAGTCGCAAACTGGAAATTAAAACAGCTTTCAACACCGACATGGAAAGGGACATTCACAACAGGTATTTATGAAGCTAGAAAGCTGAATAGATATGATGTGATTAAACTAACTTGGTCTGATCTTGATATTGTTGATTTGCCAGTTCGTGTGATGAAAATAAGTCTTGGTGATGGGGTTGATAATACTGTTTCAATTGATTTTGTTGAGGTAATTCCATATTCAAATCTTGATTATGGCTCAATTAAAATAGATCCGCCTGCAACTGGACAGCCGCAAGAACCACTTCCTAATATCGGTATTGCTTTTGAAATGCCTTACTACGAAGCTGTGCAGAATTTCGGGCAGACTCAAGTTGATCTTGAATTGTCTAACAACAAGAACTTGGGATACTTGCTTGCATCAGCTAAAAAGCCGCAAAGTAATTCTATTAATGCAATTTTGTATACAAGCTCAGGTGCAGAATTTAAGCAGCAAAACATTCTAAATTATGCGCCCAATTTGTTGTTAGATCAGGATATTGGATTATTAGATACTACTTTTTTGGTTAAAGATATTGATTCAATATTAGAAGCAGAATTAGGTAGTTGTTTAATAGTTGATAGCGAAATCATGATTTATGAATCATATGATGCTGACACAAAAATGATTACAGTGAAGCGCGGTGCTTTGGATACACATCCTAAAAATCATTTAGCTGATTCTATGGTTTTCTTCTATGATGCTTACTCATCTTATGACTTTACTCAATATGTTGAGGGTGAAACGGTAGAAGCTAGAATCGTAACTAGAACCCCGAGCGCTAAACTCAGTCTTTCTGATACTCAATTGTTATCTGTCAATATGGATTCAAGAGCATATCGACCATATCCGCCAAAAAACATTAAGATTAATGATGAGTATTACATTGAGAAAACTATTATTTCTTCTGATGTGGTTGTAACTTGGTCTGATCGAAATCGAGTGCAAGAGACGGGCGGCTCACTGCTCGGATGGACTGACGGCTCTGTCACAAAAGAAATTGGTGTAACTTACTCTATTGAATTATCGGAAGCTGGAAGTGTTCTGCATTCAGCAAGCGGAATTGATGCCACAACTTACACGATTCCGAAGGAAGATTTGCACGTAAACAAGATGCACAAGCTTAAATTATGGTCTGTGCGTGATAGTTTTGATTCTTATCAAATTTTTGAGCATGATTTTCTTGTTGATGCTGAAGAAGTAATTTTGACTGCAACAGCTTACAAAGACAAAGTTACGGGTGAAACGCTTATTGCTGCATCTGTAAGCGTCAATGTTGATGAGTCATTAACAGCAAATATGAAGTGGGACGGCTCACAAATTAGCGGTAAAGCAGAAGCAGGCGCAACAATCACAATTGAGGTAATAGAGTAATGGCTACATATACAGGCACAGCAGACGGAAGCGGTAACTTTAACATTGGCTTTGGAGGCAACAACTACACGTCTGCACAGAAAGTAACTGTTACTGCAACAAAAAGTGGAAATAGCAAAACCATTGAGCTATTTGCTCCTGCCGACACAAGTGGCGGCGGTGTCATTCAGTTTGCAGGGAATCTAACAAATTTCCCTGATAATGTTGGTGGTGTTACGGTTACAGGTATTAGCGGACCAATTAAAACAGAAGCTTTTGCAGCCTATTATAATGGTCATATTTGGAAAAAAGCCACATCTTTAACAATCGGATCAGGCGTAACAACAATTGGTACATTTGCATTTACTTCTTGGTCTGCTGCGACAGCATTAACTATTCCAAATAGTGTGACAGCTATATCTGATAATGCATTTACTTCTTGGTCTGCAATGACAACTTTAAACTTGGGAACAGGTCTACTAACAATTGGTCCAAGCGCGTTTCAAAACTGCACAGCTCTAACAACGATCACAATACCAAATTCAGTTACAACCATAGGTTTGCAAGCTTTTTATTCTTGTAATGCTGCAACATCTATACAAATCGGAAGCGGTGTTACAAGTATTGGTGGTAATGCATTCTATAATGCAATTGCTTGCAATGAGATGCGATGCCTACCAACAACACCACCATCAATACTAGCAAATACATTCACAAACCTAAAATCAACATGTGTCATCAAGGTTCCAGCAGCTTCATTAACCGCATATCAAACAGCAGCGAACTGGTCTGCTCATGCTAGTAAAATGGTGGGTGTTTAAGAGAAATTAAACTTTAAAATTTAAATATGTCCGCTATTAAGCGGTTTTTTTATGTCTGGAGAAAATAGGTCATGTCTGAAAATCAACAAATTATAGATACATCTACAGCTTTGGCGACGAGTAAAGCCGCAACATATGGGGGGAGTATAGTGAGTGGTGTATCCGCATGGGTGGGGTCAATTGATCTAGCTTTTTGGATCAGTTTTGTGATTGGTGTAGGTGGCTTTGTTATGAACTGGTACTTCGCATCGAAAAAAAATAAACGCGATGAGATTGAGCATAAAGCGTACTTAAAAAGTTTAGAAAATAAAGGTGAGTGTGATGTCAAACAAGACTAAGATTTCTGTAATTTTATTAGCAGCTTCGGCTGCTTTTTTTACGCTTGTAAAACATGACGAAGGCTTTACAGCAAGGCCTATTATTCCTGTTGCTGGCGATCGTCCAACGCAAGGACATGGAGCTACATTTAAGCCAGATGGCACAGCCGTAAAAATGTCTGATCCCGCAATTTCTCGTGAAACAGCAGACAAATGGCTTCGTAATGATGTGTCTAAACGTGAAGTCGCGTTTAAAAAAGCATTACAGGGCGTGAAGTTATCACAAGCTGAATACGATCTGTATTTAGATTTTTCATATCAGTATGGCACAGCAGCATTTGCAAGCTCATCAATGCTGAGGAATCTTAAAGCAGGTAAATATAAGGATGCTTGTGAGTCATTGCTCAAATACAAGTATGTAGCAAAACGAGATTGTTCAATTCGATCCAATGGCTGTTATGGCGTTTGGACACGACAAGTAGAGCGTCATAAGAAATGTTTGGAGGCTCAATAATGCTAATTATAGCTGCAAAATTTTGGCGAGAAATCATTATTGGTTTTCTCGCTTTTTTCTTGTTGATCACTTTGTCTGTTTTAAATCATAAAACAGGTCAATTAAAACAAGCTGACCAAAAGTGCATTGCACAGATTCAAGAAATTGAGCGTAAGCAAGTTAAAGCCTTGGCTGAAGCTCAAAACAAAGCAAATAAGGCGAGTGCTGAATATGAGCAAGTCAAAGCTGAACAACGAACAAAAGTCGAAACTGTTACACGTACAGTGCAAAAGATCGTGGAACGTCCTATTTATCTCAATCGCTGTATTGATGATGATGGGTTGTCAGAAATCAACAATCTTATCAAAGCAAGTGATTCCAGCTAACTTATTGCAACCATGTCAAAATTTGAGTCAATTAGAGCGGGGTACTGGTAAAGAGGTTCTGTTGTGGGCTGTCGATACTGTAGCTAAGTACAATGAATGTGATTCAAAACATGCTGCACTTGTGAAAGCTCTCGAATGAGGGCTTTTTACATTTTGAGAAAAAAAATGCGCAAATATATTCACAATAATTTATTCTTTGACTTGTTTGAATCCCTTCAATTTACGACCTGTCGTAACTAAAAATCTATCAACCTCATCTTTATCAGCAAATTTAATTGCGCCATCTTGCTCATCTTTTAGCACATAATGCTGTGTGTACATTGAACTGATGTCGCTATAGTCTTGATAATCTTCATAGACATTCTGCTTGATATTCAGATATTGCTTTCCTTTCTTTATGTAGAAGTAGCTATTATGTGCAAACGCTCACTATCAATGAATATAATGAGCGTTTTTGCTTATCAAGCTGCACAGCTCACTCAATTAAAAGTAACGTTCATGTTTGGATATATGTAAAAACCCTCACTTGAGGGCTTTTAATATTTGCTGCAATGCTTCGTCATTTGTTTTCAGATTATTGCTCTGTTTAAAGTTTTCAATGACTTTAAATTCATCTTCTGAGAGCCAAAAAGATTTACGCTTCAAGCCCTGCTCAGCTTTCCTTTTTGTTTCTGCTGCTTTGCGCTCTGCTGCTGTACTTGCCATTTTGAAATCTCACTGATATATTAGTGCTACTTGCAAGTTTTACTGCTGAATAAGCAGCTTAGAAAATCAAACTTAGTTTATTTTCACTACTTGCTAAGTAATGTTTACTGCCGTATAGGCAGCTTAAAAAAACCCCACTCTAGTCAGTGGGGTTTTTGTCTTTTAGTTCATTGATTCGCCATTTTCTTCTAAATAGAATTGATTGTTTTCCAAGCCGTTATCTTCTTCTAAGCACTTGAGAAATTCAGCAGCAGTAAATTCAGATTCAATGTAAAGTTGAAACGCCTTATCATCTTCTAACCATAATGTGTCTTGTGGCCAAGTTGCTTTTGCTTCATTTTCATCGCCCGATAAACAGATAAGTACAATACCTGAATCACCGCACTTAACAGCCACATTAGCTGAATAGCCGTAATCAAATTTCCAAAATTGGATTGCTTCGATCTCAGTGGTAAAACCATCTTCTGCATTGATGTTTAAAGTTTTCATATCTATATCTCACTAAGTAATGTTTAAGTTCATCAAGACTTTCGATCTAGCCATCTCGTCTTGATGTAGTTATTATTGCATTGTGAGTTCTCACAGTCAAGCACTATTTATACTTATTTTTAATCTGCCGATGAACGGTAAGCCCTACGCAACTCGGCGTGTTGTGGTTTGCGGTTTTAAGATACTATAAATTCTACTAAAACCCGATATAATCATTGTGTCAGTTGAATTTAGATAAAAATAAACTAAAATCATAGTGTGTCAGGTCTTGTGTCAATGCTACTTAATTCATTGATATTTATAAAATGTTATCCACCTTGACATCGTAGAGGTCTCCAGTTCGAGTCTGGATATACCTACCAATATATAACTAAAGATGTATTTATATTTACATATATAGTCACTAAAAGCCCCTAAATTCAATAATTTAGGGGCTTTTTTTATATTCTATGCATTTATATGGATCTATATAATACAGCCCTATTTGTATCACCACGTGTATCACTGTTTAATAATCTAACTTGGTGATACAAGGTATAGGGCATGTTACGGAAAGATATAAAGAAACGACCACTCAGTGAAAAAACATTATCTTCTTTAGTACCTGAGGAAAAAGACTATAGAGAACTCGACGGCGCTGGCTTATATTTTTTAGTCAAAAAATCAGGTGTTAAAAATTGGCAGTATCGTTACAAGAATTCTGAAGGTAAATGGGCTTGGATGGGTCTTGGTTCTTACCCTCAAGTGAGTGCTCAACTTGCTCGTCAAAAAGCACGAGAATTTACTTCAGCTCTTTCTAAAGGTGAAAGCCTGAAGTCGAAGAAAGTACTGCTCGAGGAACGAAAAGAGCTTGAAAGCTTTAACTTTGAAAACCTAATGAGAGAGTGGTTGGACACTAAATCAAATAAGTGGGGTGAGGCAACATACACGAAAGCTCAAAAATCTATTGAGAAGCACATTATTCCAGTATTTGGTCAAGGTAATTACAAAGAGATTACGCCAAAAGAGTGGTTTGATTTTTTCCAAGGACTACAACGTACTTTAGGCATTCATACTCAGATTGAGAAATTGGTTTCATACGTACGTGGTTGCTATGACTGGGCAAAGTTTAAAGGCAAGATAAATTCAAATCCAATAGAAGGCATGAGCAAACATCTAGATGCCTACGAGTCAGGGAACATGGATTTCGTGACTGTTGATGAATTACCAGCTTTACTTAAGAAAATTCGTAATAATAAAAAGCGCGCCATCGGCATTGGTCTTGAGCTGCTTATGATGCTATTCCCACGTCCAGGTGAGTTAAGGATAGCAAAGTGGGAGCAATTCGATTTTAAAAAAGCCTTATGGACCAAACCTGCAGAAATGACCAAAACACGTCAGGAACATCAAGTCCCACTATCTAAGCAAGTCATTACATTACTCACAGAGTTAAGATCCATTCAGCCAGAGTCTGAGTTCTTGTTTCCGAGCCGTCTTTCTGTCAATAAAACGATTAGTGATATGACATTCAATCTAGCTCTGAATCGCTTGGGGTATAAAGGAAAACAGAATCCTCACGGTTTTAGACATCTTGCAAGTACCATTTTGAATGACGCATTCAGTAATCAAGAACAAGTGATAGAAGTATGTTTGGCGCATAAGAAAAAAGGTGTCAAGGGTGTTTATGATAAATCACAGCATTTAGATGAACGCCGTGTGTTGATGCAGTGGTGGGCTGATTATTTAGATGAATTGGTCAATTAAAAAGTAAACCTTTTTCTTGAACTTAGAATAAAAAATCTCTGGAGATTTTAAGAGCTGTGATCAACTGCTATTAACGTAATTTTTCAGACATAGTAATGAGACGTACCGAGTTAAAGAAAAAAGGTTATTTGGCAGATACAGTTCTTACTGCATTAGAAGTGGAAATGCAAGACTATCGATTATGGGACAGTCCAAATTTATATTTTTTTGTAAAAGCAAATGGCAGCAAAAGTTGGCAGTTTAGGTATAAAAAAAGAAATGGAAAATGGGGGTGGAAAGGGGTAGGAGCTTACCCGACTATTAAAGCTAAAGAGGCAAGGGTAATTGCGAGCGGCTATCTGAAAGAAATAGAAGCAGGTACATTTTTAGAAGTTGATAAGTACAAGTTATCTTCACTTATAGAAAGCTTACTTGATAAAAAACAAAAAAAATGGAGTCCTAAATATTTTTCTAAGATGCAATTATCGATTAAAAAACATATTTATCCTGAATTTGGAAATCGTGATTTAAGAACGATTAAAACCATGGAATGGTACGAATTTTTTGCGAGATTAGAATATGATTTAAAAATCCCAGCACAAATGCGCAAACTACTTAGCTTTGCAAGAGAGGCGTACGATTGGGCTTGTATATATTGTGAATATAAAGAAAATCCTGTGCGAGAGGTACAGGGATTTTTTGAACGTCATAAAAGTGGAAATTTCAAATTTGTCGATTTAATTGAATTGCCAGACCTTTTGTCTGCAATTCGTTCATATTCTAGTCGTAGTACAGCAATAGGTTTAGAATTATTGCTTTTACTCTTCCCACGCCCTGGTGAGTTACAACAGGCGAAGTGGGAACAATTCGACTTTCATCGGAAGATTTGGATTAAACCTGCAGAGATGATGAAAAATAAAAAAGAACATCGTGTGCCTTTGCCAGACCAAGCAATTATATTGTTAAAAAGATTAAAAGAGATACAGACACCATCCCCATATTTATTTCCCTTACGAAATGACCCAATGATGGCAATGAGTGTGGATACCTTCAATGAAGCGTTAATATCTTTAGGCTATGAGAATAAACAGCATCCACATGGTTTTAGGCATTTAGCATCAACAACGCTTAATAATAAATTTAGTGAAAAATATCAAATTATTGAATCTGCACTATCTCACGTTAAACAGGGTACAAAAGGTATATACGACAAAGCAGAGCATTTCCAAGAACGAGTTGATCTAATGCAGTGGTGGGCAGACTATGTCTATTCACTGAGTTAATCAATCCCTGAGAAAATTTAAGAGTCACCCCATGGGGTGACTTTTTTTTCCAGTTTTATATCAAAATAATTTTAAAATTTTGGTCTCTGATACGCTCTATTTAATATCTTTATTTGAGATTAGAAATGGATTGTGTGATTGATAGAAACGAATCAAATTTAATTGAGAACACTGAACAGACTGAAGTATTAAACATTGTTCAGATAAAGCCTTTCTTATTGAGTTACAACACGGTATGTAAGCTTCTAGGTATAGAAAGAAACGCATTGCGAAGATTAATGAAGAAAGATGATCGCTTTCCGAAACCATTAAAAATGGGATTATCACGTCAAGCAGCTGTCTATTTTGATCGGGAAGAAATTGAAGCCTGGTATCAAGGGTTTAAAGAAAGATGCCGAGGTCAAAATGAGAAAATTTAAAAAACTAAAAAGGATTTTAAACATGGCACAAAAATCTGGAAAAGGTTTCATTAATAAGAAATATGCATTAGTAACCAAGCTATATCAGCCGTATATCAATATGGAAGTAAACCAAGTCGATATAGAAGATATTATTTTCAATATTGATAAGAAAGCATTGATATTGGGGGATGGTTTTTGGCTGAAAGTAGAGAGAAAGACTTATATCTTTATTGGTAATACGGCGCTTTGCGTGTACGTGCATCTCAAATACGTCGGAATGGATGAGATACTTCAGCAACTCTATGGAAAACGAGAGTTAACTGAAGAAGAGAAAGAAGAGTTACTCAAAATAAGGTATTCTTGAGTTGGGAATGACTAAGGCATAGGAATTCTATGCCTTTTGACTAACTTCTGCAAAGTTCCTAATATGGAACTTAAAGCTTAAAAATAAATTATTAAGTACCTTTTTAGGGACTTAGGAAGGGTGCATGTTAAGTAAGTCAGATTCTCCTAAGTATATTGCAGAAGAGTTTGGAAGAAGACTCAAAAGATTAAGATTGAATAAAAATTTGCGTCAAATTGATGTGGCTGAACATTCAGGTTTGTCCCGTAAAATAATTATAAATGCGGAATCCGGTAATGTGACGCTCGAAAACTTAATCCAAATTCTTTATTCACTTAATGCATTAGACCATTTAAATAGTTTTTTGCCAGAGCCACCTTTATCACCTATACAGCTTTTAAAACTAAAAGGAAAGGTGAGGCAGAAAGCTTCAAATACCACAGCGATGAAAAAATTAGAAGAAAATGATTTGGGTTGGTAGGAGATATTAAATATATTAATTTAACCTGAATCCTTCTTAATCCAATCATGTAGAAGAAATGTGTAAAATCGAATCTGGTCGTTGAAGAGATAGGTTGTGCGGTAATTCCCTTATGGTTTCAACCACCTTTTATAATCTGTTTGGGGCTTAAGCTATGTTTAGTATTGCAAAAGCGGTTCAAGAGCGAGTGAAAGGATTTCACCTTGGACATGTCTTTTCTGTGGACGAATTTACACAGTTTGGTAAGACTGAGGTAGTTTATCAGGAGCTCCATCGTTTAACTAATCAAGGCGTGATTAATCGCATTCAGCACGGTGTTTATTATAGACCTAAACCAAACAGTATGTTGAAGGGGCGATACTTGAGTCCTGATGTTTATGAAGTGGTCAAAGTAATTGCTGAAAAAAATGGTGAACTCATCCAAGTTCATGGGGGTATGGCCGCAAATCGTCTTGAATTAAGCACTCAGGTTCCAGTGATGGATGTGTTTTATACCTCAGGTAATTCTCGTGAATTTAAGATTGGCGGCACTCAGGTAAGATTGCTGCATACTAAAAACAGCAAATTTTTCCAACATCCATTTGACAGCCGTGTAGGAGTGGCTATATCAGCATTACTCTTTTTGGGAAAAGAGATTGTTGATTTGAATATGGTTAAAAAGCTTGAGAAGATGCTTACATCTGAAGAGCGGATATTGCTTTATCAGTCCTCTTTGCCGATGTGGTTGCATGAGTTACTGCATGAGCAAAAGACAAAGTTCTACTTTTAAGCCAATCAATTTAAATTAAAGCCCTTAGCCTGTTAAGGCTAAGGCCAGTTTTGTCACTCAGGATACTTAGACCATGTTAATTCAAAATATGGTCCATCTTTAAACTTATTCTAATCTCCATCCAAATCAATTGAGACACTAAGTCCTGAAACTGCTTTTTCATAGCATCTGCAATCTGATGAGAGTATTTCCAATCTTAGTAAACCGTATCTGCAACTCAGGTTGCAAGATCAAATGCATGAGCTGCAGAATGTCACATCCTAGTAATGACTCATAGGCTTAACCATGATTCAGGTTAATTTATATAATATGAAATTTAAAGAGCATTCTTATTAGTGAAAGGAATTAAGGATGCTCTCTATTCTAAAAACTATGATTTATTCAGACTGTATAACCATATAAAAAATTGATAATAACTCATTAGAGAGTTCTTGGTAATTGATAATCCCTTGCTTGTTAAAGCCATATTTTTCAAAGTACTGGTTGTCTGTAAAGTAAGCAACTGCTTCAAAAGTATTGAGGTGTTGTGCTACATCTAACTTGTTGCAAAATATCGGATTGAACTGAAGTTGTAGCGCCGTAGCTTCAATGATTTTTGTCGCAATAATTTTAGAAATTTGACGGACATTTAAATTTCGAATTACTGGATGGATCGAAAAAGGGATATGACTCGGTGAACTGCTCATAATAGATTCCACGATAATTTTACTTAAATGGTCTGTTATGAAAGAATGCAAAGGTAAAACGTCGAAATTTTACATCTTTCATTTCAGTGATTTGAGATGAAAAGCATGAGTGCTTTATTGTCGAGATAAGGCACTCATGCACATACACTATTCTTCATATTAAATTTCCTCTTTTAATTTCTTTTGATGATGTCTTTTTGTCGAAATAGACAATAAAATACTGACAATATATATATTGAAAATTGTCGATATAGTCAAGTTTTATTGTCGATTTATGGTGTTTTATGCTGGCTGAAATGGATTCTGAGTTGTTTTGTGCTCGGCTCAAAGAAATAAGAAAACAAAGAAAATTGACTCAGCAAGAACTTGCTGAAAAGTCTGGTATTCCATCTACGTCGATTTCACATATTGAAGCTGGCTCTCGTAAGCCCTCTTTAGAAAATTTTTATAAGCTTGTGGTTGTCTTAAATGTGTCTGCTGACTATCTACTAGGGCGTACAGCACGTAGTTCAGATGTAGGTAACGATCCAATTGCTAAATCAATTCAAGAGTTACCTGAGTTGGAGAGAGAGATGATTGAGAAATTCATATTGTCTTTGCAAAAATAA